GGTTGAGCAGTTAGCGACCATGTCCCAGCAGCGTCAGAAGATAATCGCGAGGAACTTCGCTAGTCAGTTTGTAAAGCCGCTGTTCCAAGAAGTCTATCTACTATGCGTAGAGAATGAGTCTGAAGAAAAGATCGTGGACCTGGCTGGTAAGTACATCGCTGTTAACCCTCGCGCTTGGAAAGATAAACGCGATGTGGTCATCGAGATGCACCTTGGCTATGGCGAACAGCAGAAGGAAGCTGAGAAGTATGTACAGCTACACGGCATGCTATCCACCGACCCTAACCTGGCCGCAATGTATGGGCCTGAAAATCAATACGAACTAGCCAAGAAGATTATGGTCATGTCTGGTATCAAAGATGTCGATTCGTATCTGACCAACCCTGCCGATCTGCCAGAGCCACAGCCTGATCCAGGTGAAGAGTTACAAAAGCAAATGCTCCAGCAGCAAATGGAACTCCAAGAGCGGCAGACAGCCGTAGGAGAAATGAAGCTCCAGGTTGAGCAGCAGATTGCTCAGATGAAACATGATATTGAAATGGCCAAGCTAGAGAACCAATTAGCTATTGCCAGCGATAACATGGATCACAAAGAAGATCAGTTAGATCATAAGAGAGTCATTGCAAATGCCGAACTGGCACTAGCAAGACAGGCTGAAGAGATAACTGCAATAGCAAGCCCGAACTAGAGATAGCCGGGAACACCATGCCCACTTCGGTGGGCTTTTTTATGTCTTAAGGAGACGCAAAATGAAAACTGAAGAAAACCTAGTAGCAGAAGGAGATGACGCGGAAGCATTGCTTAATAGCCAAGCGTTTAGTGGAGTAGTGAACAGCTTGATCGAGGCTACATTTGAGAAGTTCTGTATGTCTGGTGACAGCCAAGAAAAAGAAAGAGAAGCAACCTACCAAGGGTATCGAGCATTAGCTAACTTGGTAGACACACTGAAAGAACGTGTCGCTGTACGCGATCAAATTAATGAGAGAGCAAGCGAAAGCCGCTCAGAAGAGGAATAGGACCATGTCAGACAACGTCCAAAGTAACACCACTTCGGAATACCCAGGTCTCGACTCTGTCGATGATGCTGCGGAAGCAATTCTTGGAAATTGGAATGACCCTGAGCAAGATCAGGTATCTGAAGATACTCAAGAGGCAACGGATGAAGACACCGATGAGATAGGTGACGAATCTGAAAACGAAGAAAGCCAAGACCAAGATGAAGATCAAGAAAGTGAGGACCCTGATGAAGACGCAGAAGAAAGTGAAGATGACCAGGAAGACCAGGTAGAAGAAATAGACCTGGACGAAGATACCCTGGTTGAAATCACTGTCGATGGCGAGACCAAGCAGGCATCTATCAAAGACTTGAAAAGACTCTATGGCCAAGAGCAGTCTTTAACCCGAAAGTCTCAAGAGACATCAGCCCAGAAAAAACAGGCCGAAGAGTCTCTGCAAAAGTCACAAGCAACATTACAGGCGATGATCTCTCGCGCTGAAGAACGGTACAAGCCCTACGCAGATGTTGACATGCTCCTAGCGAGTAAACAAATGTCTGCCGATGACTTCGCCGCCCTCAGAGCCGAGAGTAAATTAGCTCACGATGATCTTAAGTTTCTAACTGAAGAGTCCGATCAATTTATGGGTTATGCCCGGGAACAGCAAGCACAGCAACAGCAGGAATCTGCGAAAGAATGTGTGAAGGTTCTCCAGGCAGAAATTCCAGAATGGTCTAATTCTATGTATAACGATATTCGGCAGTATGCGGTATCGAGAGGACTTGCGGAATCAGCGGTTAACCAATTTACCGATCCAAATGTCATTATGCTTTTGAACAAAGCGCGACTATACGATCAAAGTAAAAAGGTTGCCACCGTCAAAAAATCTACAGCAGCTAAGAAAATTTTACGATCAAAGAAAGCAGCCCCGACTAAGACTGACGTTTCAAAACAGAAGGCTCAGGCGGCTCAGGACAGACTGCGTAACAGTGCGTCCGGTGGTAATGATCTTGACGATATAGCAGATGCAATTATGTCTGGCTGGGATTAATCCTATTCAATTTTCTAAAAAGGTAAATTAACAATGGCTACATTACAAACCTATCAAGTGGTCGGGATGGCCGAGGACGTTTCCTCAACTATCGCCAATATCTCTCCAACCTCAACACCCTTCCAAGCAGCAATCAAAACAGAGAAAGTCCACGCTCGTACATTCGAGTGGATGGAAGATTCTGTACGCGCTGCGGGAGTTAATGCCCTCGTAGAAGGAGCTAATTCCTCAGACACAAGTGTAGGCCAGCCTACGCTACGATCTAACACTACTCAGATCATTGGCGAGTCATTTAAGATCGCTGGTACAGTAGAGGCCGTTAAGAATCATGGCCGTGCGAAAGAAACTGCGTTAGAAATGGCATGCGTAGTATAAATTATGTGAATTCAGGGGAAGCCTAAGTCGAAAGATATGGTAACCCTGAGCCAAGCCTCAGACATTGAGGAAGGTGCAACGACTATCCTTTTTAGGAGTACACCCAAGTGGGTGGAAGCGCATGACGCTGTGTAAAAATCAGCGATGATATAGTCTCATCTAGTGTGAAAGCATTAGCAGTCTTAAGGATAAAGACGGCTCAAAATTAACGAACTTGAGTGAAGATTGGCGAAAGATGCCCTCGCCAAAACACTGAAAGCTATCAAGCTCGACGTTGAAAAAGCTATGGTCGGTATTGACCAGGCCGCAGTAGTTGGATCGGCAAGTGCAGCTCGGAAGATGGCATCAGCCACTCAGATGATCTCTACAAATCTCGATGCGGGAAGCAATAGCACCGATGCTCTTACAGAAGCAAAATTATTAGCTTTGCATCAGACTACTTATACCAACGGTTCTGACCCATCAATTCTGATGGTAAAGCCTGCGGACGCTGGAATCATCTCTGGTTTCACTACTGCATCTTCTCGTACCCGCGACTTCGGTCAAAGTAAAACCCTGACCGCCGCTATAGAAGTACTCGTAACGAGTTTCGGAACTCTGCGCGTACTTATCAACCGTAATCAACTAAGTACCCACGCTCTGTTGATTGATCCGTCGATGTGGAAGCAGTGTCAATTGCGTCCGTTCACTCGCACATTGTTAGCTCGCAACGGAGATGCGGATCACCATCTAGTTTTGGGGGAGACAAGTTTAAAGCATTCTTCTTTCGCAAGTTGTGGAATGATCACCGGACTTTCTTGATCCCGGTTAGCTAGACTTTGGGGGTACTGTGGTAGAGAAAAGGTTTCGCTCTCCTTACTTTTTTCTACTGCAGTATTCCCATTTATTTTTTTTAAGGAGACCCCTATGTTAGACCAAGATAAACCCAGTCCAATTGTCCATGATTTAGGCACCAGGCTTATTCAGGACCACGATGACCACAATTTTACTTTTGCTCATACTCAGCATATTTCTCAGGACTTCTTAGACAGATTAAAGAATACCCGGGAAAATAGTTTGAACCAAAGCGAATCAGAATATATGTCTGTTGCCAGTGTCCCGGTTGCTGTTGTCGAGCAATGGCTCCGCGAAGGATTTGACATCATGACAGAGCCAGCTCATGCAATTGTAGCTCGGCTAAAGCAGCAAAATCTCGACGCATTTCTCACCACCAAAAAACAGGTATAGCTAATGAACCTCGGTCAAATAAGAACTCACTTTAAGGCACTGCTCAACCGAAGCGACATCACCGATGCCCTTGCCAATACTTTTATTGACCAGGCTATCGCGAGGATTCAGCGGAGCATCCGAATACCAAGTATGGAGAAGACGCATACCTATACAATTACGGCCTCTACACCTTCGGTATTGCTACCCAATGATTTCATCGAAGGCATCGATCTTAGCTTTGCTAGCCATACCCTGGACCGTCTTCCTATGAGCGAAATGCTCAATCGAAAATCCACTTCGGAAATCGGCAATCCCCACTTCTTCGCCAGGGAGGGTGGGTCATTCTTAATCACCCCGGTACCCTCCTCCGGCAAGCTCATACTTAACTACTACGCACAGTTTGCCACGATGACCCTAGACAGCGATGAAAATAGCCTGGCAGCAGTCGGTAGCGACCTCCTCATTTATGCCGCGCTCACCTACGCCAGCGACTATTACCTGGACGAGCGCCAGGGACTCTTTGAACAGAAATACAATCAGTTCATGGTAGAGATCCAGGACCAGGCTTACGATGCCGAAATTACGGGCAGCCTCCAGGCTATACGCCCAGCATATCAATACCACTAATTCGGAGCCCTCATGTCTAAGTCATCTTTTTTTAGTAATACTGGACCGTCCAACACTCAGAACACCGCAATCGAAAGTTCGGTATCCGGTGCTGCGGCCTCTGCAACCGCAGCAGCAGCCAGTGCCACTTCAGCGGCTTCGAGTGCCGCATCTGCGTCTGCAAATGTAACTAATAATGCGGCTTCGGCGGCAGCTTCCGAAGTTTCACGACAGGCTTCTTTGGTTGCAAAGAATGCAGCGGTGGTTGCTAAGTCTGCCGCAGAAACTGCAGAAACAAATAGTGCCAACTCTGCCACAGCTTCTGCCAACTCTGCGACAGCAAGTGCCAACTCTGCGACAGCGTCCGAAGCCTCAAAAGC